TCATCGGGGGCACCTGCTTCCGGTAACTTCTGCTGGCCTGCTGATATGGTTGGACCTGTAAAGGAGGTGTTGGCGATGGCCATGGTCTACGAGATCGCCCGGCGAGCTGGTCGACGAATTCGGGCTGCCAATCTTGGTCACGACGGTCCTGTCACTTTCGAGACCCTGTGCTCTGTGGCGACGGCTCACGGTGCCGAGGTCTATCGGACCAGTCTCGATCCTGGACAGTCCGGCGTGATCATCAAGTACGCCGGAAGTAAGCCGCGTATCTATATCTCCGATATGGAGGCTCCAGAGCGACAGTTGTTCACTCTCGCCCACGAACTCGGGCACTTGATTGAGAGGCGTGACCTCGCACGGGATGACGAGTATGGATACGTTGACCACCGCAACGAAGGATCCTCCAACCTCCACGAATTTTACGCCAATGAGTTCGCTGGGGAGCTTCTTATGCCCGCGGAGCAGTTCGTTGAAGTCTTCGATAGCCAAGGCGAACAAGAAGCAGCCCGTCGATTCAACGTCTCCGTTCCGGCAGCTCGCGAGCGGCGACGTCGCCTGAAAGTACACTCGAGTGACCAACTCTGAGAACCAATCTCCGGAGGTTGAGGCAGACAGGTTTGCGACGGAGCTCTTCGATGACCCCGACGGTGGGGGGAGACTCACCGGGGACGCTCCTCTGCCGAAAGAAGCCGTCGAAGCTGATCGAGCGCAAGCTGCGAAGCATCCTCCCACAAATCCTGGGACCACAGATGGAGACCCCACCAGCCCAGGCTTCTTGATTGGGCTGGCGCGATGGCGACCGTTCATGGCTTTCTTCCACTTCATCGCAGATTCGTTGTTCCCAAAGTCCATGCCGGGGCACGAGCAGATCAGAGGTTGTCGGGTTGTCCATCCACGCCTATACAAGGCATGCCTTGTAGGCGACTTCTCCGTCGTCCTCTTCCTGGTCGTATTCCTAGGGTGGATCGCGATACGGATCGCCTGTAACGCCTTTGCCTGAGCGATGTCGTTCATTGCTACACTCCTGGTGTCTGCTTCTTCGTGGACAATCTCATTGGCCCTCATCGCCCTGCCCGGCGGTGGGGGCCGTTTTTCGCTGTTCGGCTATTCAGGCCAGTTCAGCTGTGGGTGATCGAGGGGGTCTCCGTTCTCGTTCTGGGGCCCTTCGTAGTCCCACGTCGATGGATCGCCGCCAGGCGGGATGACGATCGGCTCGCACTCGGAGGGGTCCGTTACGTAGTGATCAGTATGGGGGCACCGGTGGTCACGTCCTGCTGTGGCCTCGTCGAAGCACCCCTGGGAGTAGGCGGTCGTGCCGTCGGACCAGAGTGCGGGGCCGGGCGCTCCTTGGAGGCACTCGACCACGTAGGGTGCCGCAGCGGCTGGTTCGGCTTCAACAGCCGGCGGTTCTTCGACGACTGATTCAGGCTCGGGTGTTTCTGATGGCATGCTGCTGGTCGTGCTTGCAGTGGTTGAGCTCGTGGCGCTGGTGGTCGTGGAGGTGGTGCTGCTCGTCGTGGGGGCCGGGGCCTGGTCATCGCCGCCACATGCGGTGAGGACGAGGGGGATGGCGAGGGGGATGGCGAGGGCGAAGTGGCGGATGTTCATGGGTTGTCCTTCTTGAGCGTCAGGCAGTCGGTAAGTAGGCGAGGGGTGGTGGGCGCTTTCCGTGGGTCTACAGGCGCAGGATGATGCTGATGATCGTGAGGGCGGCGATGATGCCGGCGGGGATGGCTGCGATGGCGGCGATTATGCTGAGCATCATCACGAGCCAGCGGGGCGGTGGTGAGTCCATGGCGGTGGGTTTCGTGCGAATGGGGGCTATTCCTGTGGGCCGAACGGGGCGGTGAGCTTCCGCCGGGTCCAGTAGTGGTGAGCGAAGGGCCACGCGATCAGAGCAGTCAGTACCAGCCCGGCCGGTGCTGTCGCGAGTCCGATCAATGCCCAGATGCCGAGGAGTATGAGAAGCACCCACCACAGCGCTTTCAGCAATGAGCTCCCGCGCTTGTCGATCTCGGTGATGTCGCCGCCGAAGGTGGATACGATGTTGCGGCACTGCTGGACTGTGGCGTAGTCGATGCGCGGTGCTCGGACATTGCCCATGGCCTTTCCTGCGACGCCGCGGGCGTAGCCGCGCTGGAAGAGGCTTGCCCTGGGGCTATGGTCCGGAGTGAGGAGGTGCGTCCAGTCGACCTGAACGGCGGTGGCCTCGAGGCGCTTCACGGGGGTCACGTAGGGGTTCGCGGGGCAGGGGGGAGTCGTGTCCTGTTCCTCCTTCCGCTCTGCCAGGTACGCGTCCGCCCTCTGAAGAGCGGCATCTGCCCTGACCTTGTACTCATCGTCGGTCATGCCGTGAGCCTTGCGCCACTTCGGGTCCCAGTACTCTTCAAGCGGGTTCGTGAAGCCTGCGACCGCGGCGAGGTTCGTTGCGGTGATGTCATCTCCGACCTGACTCAGCCCTTCCTGTGCGGTGGGGAGGGCGAGTCGGACGGAGGCGTAGAACTTCTTCTCCCAGTCGGAGCAGGTCCATAGTCTCGCTTCGACTTCCAGATCGTCACCTGCGTCGTGGGCTGCGACGGCGAGCTGCCACCAGGCGTCTACGTCTTCGTCGGGAAGGGTTCCCACGGTCGAGAAGTCGACCTGGACGGCGATGGCGCGTGCGTCGCCGTAGTAGTCGGTGACGGGTAGCAGGGTGGCGTCGGCGGTGAATTCGTCGCCGGGGTCGGAGAAGTTGTCTTCAGCTAGTTCACGGATGGTGTCGAAGTATCGAGATTCGTGGTCGACTTCCTGATCGAAGACTGGATCGTGCAGGTCGTTGGTGTGGTACAGCATCATGATGGTGGGTGGTCTCTCTTGCGTGTCAGTGTGCGCCACACCTTGATGAGGTGGACGGTGACGCCGAGTTCGGCGGCGAGGGCGCCGGGGTGGCATCCGACGGTGAGTTCCGCCTGTCTGTAGGTTTCAGCGTCGATAAGGAATGTAGCCGCCCATTCCCAGGCCCGTCGTTCCTGCCGGGAGTAGGTGTGCCGGTCGGGGGTAGGGGCGTCGCCGTGCACGTGGTGGCCGAGTTCGTGGGCGAGCGTGCAGCGCCGGTTGATGGGGCCGAGGTCGGAACGGATAGTAATGCTGCCGTCCGGGAGACGCTGGCCTTTCTCGCCGTCGACGTGTTCGCCGACGGTGATCTGGTGCTCTTCTGCCCACTGTTCGGGGTCTGGCCTAAGGCCCGTCGCTGTAGTCATCGTCTCCCATCTCTGGCTCGGTATCCGTTCCGTCTGCAACGTAGCCGGTGGGCAGGACATCGGGGACGCCGTACAGGTCATCGTTGTTCGATTTCTTGGCTCGCAGGGCTGCGAGCTCGTCGCGTTGGTCTGCCATGGCCTTGGCGGCGGCACCCATTTCGATCCGGTCAGACAGTGGTAGGGAATCCTCTGCGAGTTGTCGGATCAGTTGCTCTTGGGTGGCGGTGGTGAGCATGGTGCCGTCGCTGTCCACGAATGAGAACGCGTCTTCGTGGGTGAGGTGACCGAGCTCCACGAGTGCTTCCACGGGGTTGATGCCGAAGTGCCTGGAGACGGTGATGGTGTCGCCTGCGTCGAGTCCGTCGCTCAGGCGTGAGTTCGCGGTGTTCCTGGACACGCTGAGTGCGGAAGCGATGTCGGTGGCGGTCACGCGCCTGCCGAGGCGGGACGAAAACCATGTCTTGATCTCTGCTGGAGTGGTCATGAGCTTCATCATACTGCACAACTTTCTTGTCAGCAAGGCGGTATCTACCTGCAGAGTGTCAGAAATGCTCGTCATAGCAAGACATTGAAACTTGTCATTCGGCACCGAGTGACCTAATCTGTTGTCAGTCACCGAGACAGAGAGGACACGGAGACAATGTTTCTTATCAGTCTTGATGAACTCGACCGAGTGAAGCGGGCGAACCGCCTGCGATCCGCAGTGGACCTGGCGGCCCGCACTGGGGTTTCCCGAAACACGTGGAACAAGGCGATCAAGACCCGCCGACCCACCCCGCAGGTGCTTGACGCCCTCGCGGAACTGGGCGCCCGCCCGGATCGAGTTCTTGTCAAGAGCACCGAGAGCGACCTTCTGGCCGCCGCTTAGACCCACCCCACACATGAAAGGAGGCCCCGGATGCACCCCGGAGCCAACACCCAGCAGTATACCGCATCCGACTACGACTATGGCCGGTCGGCTGGCCACTACGAGGCCGCGATCCGCGTCGGTGTCATGGCCGTCGAGACTGACGACTCGGCCGTGAAGGAAGCCATGATGCTCCTCCGTGAGGATCTTGTGGCGAGGGCTGAGGCCATCACTGCTGAGATCCGCGACCGCGAGCAGGTGACGGCATGAGCACGCTGATCCCGATCACTCAGGCCGACGACGGACGCCAGGCTGTGGCAGGGCGTGCCCTCCACGAGTTCCTGAAGGTGTCCGAGAAGTACACCGACTGGTTCAAGCGCATGGAGGACTACGGCTTCATCGAGGGCCAGGACTTTGTCCGAGATTCCGGAAGAAGTACCGGAGGCCGTCCGCGCCAGGATCACGTCCTGACCCTGGACATGGCGAAGGAGCTGTCCATGATCCAGCGCACCGACCGAGGCCGGCAGGCGCGACAGTACTTCATCGAGTGCGAGAAGCAGGCGAAGGCACCCGCCGCCGCCCTCACCGAAGAGGAGGTCGTGCACCAGGCGCTGCAGATCACCTACCGGAAGGTGCAGGAGTTGGAGGCGAAAGCCGCCGAGGACGCGCCAAAGGTCGCCTACCACGACGACTTCGTCTGCACCGAGGACCTGCTCCGCTTCGCCACCGTCGCCTCGACCCTCGGAATCACCGAGAAGCGCCTGCGCGAACTGCTCGCAGAGCACGGCTGGATCTTCAAGGAGGAGGCCACCCGCCGGTCGCAGAAGACCGGGGAGAAGAAGACCGTCTACCGCTACTCCGAGTACGCGGACAAGAAGCGGTACTTCCAGCGTCAGGAGGTGCACGACGCGCCGCGGTTCCGGGGCGAGGTGATGCACACGCTGAAGATCACGCCGGACGGGGCTACCGCCATTGTCCGTGCTGTGAAGCGCTGGACCGCGGTCGGTGAGACCCCTGAGGTCGAGGGCATCCCAGTGGAGGACGTCGTGCCGAGTGATCTTCCCGCCGCCTGACCCTCTACTTGTCCGTGCCCTGGGGAAGGGGCACGGGCCGCACCACCGAGACGTAGGTCTCCGTCCCTGTCGTGGGGGAGTGAGTGCGCTGAGACCTCGGGAGTGATCCCGGTGGTCGTGACCTTTGACAACTTCATCCTGGAACCCGGTCGGGGAGATACGGGTGGCGAGCGCTGGTTCTCAGACGCGCCATGACCCACCTACACCCACGTGTCGTGCTTAGCAGCGGCGTGGAGGGAACGACTGACCGGGGTATCCAGACCCTTGCCCGTGCCAGGTGGCGAAAAGTAGGGCCAGCCGTCACTGGACTGGTCACGAGTAGCAGGTTCGAGTCCTGCTGCGGGCACCGGGCGTCCCGGTCGTGAATCCGGACGCCTGGGGTGGGGTGTGTATGCAGGGGATTCTCCCTCCTCGTTGAAGCCGTGCTCATGACGGGTGATCTCTCCCGAGGCACGAGCTGCACCCCACCCCTTTCACTATGCCGGCGCGATCCTGCGCCACTGCCGGTGGTCCCGTTGTGTCACGAGCAGCAGGTCATTCAACCACCGGCATCCCGCCCGGCCATAGGAGCCGACGCCGCCCAAGTTCTAGTTCTGTCACGGGTGGCACGGGACGGTTCGACACCGTCGCCGGGTACTGGGCGTTCTTTGCGGAATGCGCCCCGCGGCACCAGATGTGCCGCACGGGTGGCGGGGCTCCCCTCGCCACCCACACTCACACTCACTCATGACGATGCCCCGGAGCCGACCAAGACCACCAGGGCACCTGACCAACCCACGAAGGAGGAGGCCATGAGCCTCACCGTACCCGCCGACCGCCGGCACTACACCACAGCGGAGGTCGTAGCGATCACCGGATTCTCCCGCGACACCCTCTGCCAGGGCATCAAGGACCGGGACCCCGGCGTCCTCGCCCTCGGCCCCACGAAGATCCGTCAGACCATCAACTGGTCCCGCGCCGCCGTCGACGCAGCATTCCCCCCAATCACGGAGGTGGCGGCATGATCCCGCTGTCTGACCAGGAGCAGGTCATGAAGTCCATGGTCGATCATCCTGCTGGCCGTCACCGGTACGCCGGTCCTCATGGTGACGATCACCGGATCGGCCACGCCCGCGCTGAGCGTGACGCCGCCCCGGGTGACGTACTCAACGAAGCCATCGGCCTGTTCATCTGCATCGCCGGCCTCAGCGTCCTAGGCGCCCTCGCCTTCGCCGTGGGCTGGCACCTTTTCGGTGTCCTCGGCGCTGTCGCCGCAGGTTTCCCCACTATCTGGATCATCCACCTCACCATCAACCACCTGGAGAAATCATGAGCATCATCATCGCTACTACCGCGGCTGAGGCCGCCGCTGTCGTCCGGGAGCTCGACGGCCAGTCCGTCACTGTGACCACCACTCTGGACGTGTCGTGGGCCGGACTGGCCACGGACACCACCGCCGCCACCGCGGTGGGGGCCACCGCGACCGTCGAGGACGAATCACCGCAGGTCGAGGACATCGACGACACACCACGCCCACCTCGCCGCCTCAAGTCCTGGAACCAGGAGGAGGAGGACCAGGTGAAGATCTGGATCCGCAAGGGCATGTCGGTGGCTGAGGTCGCGGAGTCGCTGGGCCGTACCCCGTCGTCGGTGCGGAACAAGCTGCTCGTCCTGGAGCGTGAGCGTGCGGCCTGTGGTCTCGACCCGATCCGCCCGAAGAAGGTGACCGCGTGAAAATCAGCATCCTGAAACGCCACCGCGTGTGGTGGACACTCACCGCCGACAACGCCCAACGACACCCCACCTTCGATCTGGCCCTGGCGCATGCGCGGCACCTGATCACCCCTGATGCGCCGCAGTCGCATATCCCCGCCGAGCACATCGCGGTCCGCGTATCTGACCTCATCGCTGAGGCATGGACTGTCGATCGGATTGCCGTAGCGGCAGGTGTCCCTACCCGGGTCATTTCCGATCTCGCATCACTGACCGTTGGCAAGCTCCGCAGCTATCGTCTCGACCCGGTCCACGCGGGCCGGATCGTCGATCTCTACCGTCTGGAGGCTGTCGCGTGACCACCGACCCGCACGTCATCGCCGCGCAGATCATCGGACGCGGCTACTACCACGGTGCGGTCCTGAAGGCTGTTGCCGGCCGCAACTCGCACGACCTCGCCGCGTCCGCCGGGTGCCGTAACGCGGGGGAACGGTTCCTCCGTGCCGCCCGTGAAGCGGCGAAGGACATGGACCAGCGCGAACTGTGGTCCCACATCGACTACGCCGCGAGTCATGGCAATGCGGCGTCCACGAAGAAGCAGGTGACGGCCCTCATGGCCGACATCACCAACCACCGGAAGGAGCAGGCACGATGAACGACATCGCGACCAACCAGCAGAAGGCCACCGAGTACATCGCCCTCAAGGCGTACGAGGCTGCGCTGAAGGCAGAGCTCGCCGCCCGGAAGCTCGACCTGGAGCAGTCCATCCCCCCGGGTGACAGTGTTACCGGACGTGACGCGAACGGGAAGCCGATGGGTGCGGCGAAGCACACCGAACCGTCTGTCAAGGCCCGCGTGCAGAACAAGGAGGTCCTGGTCCTGAACAACATGGATCAGGTCACCCCGGCGATCAGTCCGGAGGATGCAGCGGAGATCATCCCGATCCTGCTGGAGCACGCCCCACACCTCGTGCACGAGGAACTGCCCAACTACGCGGTCGATGTGCTGTTGAAGCGGGCAGAGGCAGGGGAGGAAATCCCGGGCGTCGTCGTGGAGCGGAAGGCCGGCTACATCTCGGTGCCGTCCTCGAAGCCTTACAAAGAGCTGAAGGCCTACGTCGCCGGTCAGATCAGCGGTGTCCTGGAGCTCGCCGGCGTGCAGACCAGGGCACTGGAAGCCGGTGACGACGATGAGTGAGGCGAGTAGTCATCTGCGTCAGGTCATGGGCTTCTTCTGGCCTGGTGACGAGGGGGCGCACACGCCGGCCGGGTTCATTGAGGCTCTGATCCGGGCGGTGTGCAAGGCCGATGACGGCAACAAGGACCGCCTGTACGCCGCGTTTCCCGCGGTCGTGTGGGGCGTGAAGACGTGCCAGGAACTCCCGAAGGATGTGGCCCGTGGGCTGATCCTCGCGGAGATCGACGGCGAAGAGAAGGGACCGCTGTGAACGACACGAAGGAACTCGCAATCCGCGACGACCAGGAAGAGTTCGATCAGCGTCAGGTGGCCGCCTTGCAGCACCTCGGCATGCAGGGAGCGAACGGCGGCGATCTCGCCGTGTTCTTCCACCAGTGCAAGCGCACCGGACTGGACCCGTTCGCCCGGCAGATCTACATGATCGCCCGCCAGGGCAAGCAGACAATCCAGACAGGCATCGACGGCTTTCGCCTCATCGCTCGCCGATCGACTGACAGAACCGGTGGCACGCTGGGATATGAGGACACCGTGTGGGCTGACCCGAAAGGTCAGTGGCATGACGTGTGGCTGTGGAACACCCCGCCTGCCGCGGCGAAGGTCACGATCGTGCGCAACGGCATGCGGTTCCCGGCGATCGCCCGGTTCATGGAGTACGCCGGCCGGAAGCGTGACGGGAACCTGAACCAGATGTGGTCCACGAAGCCGGCGCTGATGCTGGAGAAGTGCGCAGAGGCCCTGGCATTGCGCAAGGCGTTCCCACAGGACCTGTCGGGCCTGTACACGTCTGACGAGATGCAGCAGGCGAACGTGGTGGATCACCAGGACCCGCCGCCGGCGAAGCCGAAGCCGAAGATGCCGCCGAAGCCCGATCCGGACCGGGATCTGACCGAGGACCAGCGGGAGTTCATGGACATGATCCACGACATCTACGACGCCGGCGAACTCCGGGCACTGTGGCCTGAGGCGCAGAAACTGGACCTGGTGTCTGAGCTCGCGTGGTGGGCTGTGGAGGCGGAGAACATCGCGGAGCGTGGTGGTCGGCGTGCTGAGGAAGAGCCGGAGACGGTGGACGCTGAGGTGGTGACTGATGGGCAGGATGGACCGGCAGCCGGATAATCCGGTCGAGGCGGAATACCAGGTCTGGCAGCTGGGGCAGTGGCTCGACAAGGGGGTGGGGGTGATCGGCCAGTATGAGGCGGATTACCTGAATGCTCGTCGCGCACGTGAGCGTGCGGAGGCCAGGGCGAAACTTGCGGCGGATGGCCGGACGGCTGATCTTCGGGCGGCTGAGGTTGTTCTCGCGGTGGTCGCGGAGCAGGACGCGGAGGATGTTGCGGAGCTTGCGTTCAACGATGCGAAGCGGACTCAGGCTGTCCTGGAGAAGCGCCACAGTGGGGCGCAGTCGTCGCTGAAGTCGATGATGCAGGCGTATTCGTCTGCTGGGGTGGGGGAGCGATGACTGTGAAGCGTATGCCGCCGGCGGTGGCTGAGGCTGTGCTCGACCGGGCGGACGGTTGGTGTGAGGCGATGATCCCCACCGTGTGCACCGGGTCCCCTGAGCACCTGCATCACCGTCAGCTCCGGAGTCAGGGAGGGGAGCACACCACCGGCAATCTCGTCGGGATCTGCTCGTCTTGCCATGACTGGATCCATGCTCACCCGCGGTGGGCGTACCGGGCTGAGTTACTGGTCCACGGGTGGGAGGAGCCGCGCTTCCCGCCGGCGTTCTACCGCGGCCGCATGACAACCAGAGAGGAGGAAACGTGAGCTGGAAAGTGTCGGCGTGGGTGATGGAGTACGCGCCGGTGAAGTCACCAGCGGAACAGGCGATCCTGTACGCCCTCGCGGACCGAGCCCACGATGACGGCACGTGTGCGTGGCCGTCACAGTCCTGGATCGCGAAGATGACGATGATGTCCGACCGGACTGTCCGCCGTCACCTCGCGGCCCTGGAGGAGCGCGGGGTGATCGTACGGGGAGACCAGAGAGTGGTCCAGCACATCCCGAAAGCGACCCGCCCGGTGGTCTGGAATCTGGCGATCTGGCTTCGCCGCACACCCCCGGACAAAATGACCGGCCCGGACACTGGTGTCCGCACACCCCCGGACAACGGTGACCGGACCCCCCGGACACCCGTGTCCGACAAACCACCCTTGAACCATCCCTATGAACCACCCACTACCTCCCTAGGGGACACGCGCCCGGACGAGCCGCCGAAGCGGGCGACCGCGCACCGCCTCCCGGACGGGTGGTCCCCAGATCCCGACACGGTCGCGGATCTCACCGAGAAGTGCCCCACCGTCGATCAGGCGTGGGAGCTCGAGAAGTTCCGGGACTACTTCCTGGCCGCCCCGGACCGCACCGGACGGAAGCTCGACTGGACCGCGACCTACCGCAATTGGATCCGCCGCGCCGCCGAACGACCTGCCCCCCGCGGGGTGTCACGGCCGGCACCTAAGCGGTCGGGCTGGGACTGGGAAGACACCACTGGCGTCATCGACGCTGAGGTCATCACACAACTGGAGATCGAATGAACCCGCAGTCATGGCGCGATGTCGCCAAACTCGTGCTGGAGAAAGGCAAGACCCTCGCCCCTGACCGGTTCCCAGCCCCGAACCCGGCTGTCGCGGATTCGTGGGCGGAGGTGTTCGAGAAGATCGGCCTGCCGTGGCAGATCTGGCCTGAAGCGGTCACCTGGTGGTCGATGAACGTCGATGACGATCGGATGGTCACCCCGAAGGCGCTGAAGGAAGCGGGGTGGGTGATCCGTGACCGGTGGGAGGCGGGCCGGGAACCGGCGAAGTTGGAGCTCCTGGAGGCGTCGCGGAAGCGTCGGCTGGAGGCCAACTACCGGGAACTGCTCGGCAATGACGGTGGTGCGCTTGAGGCGTTCCATGATCCGACTGCCGCGCTGGGGTCAGGGGAGCGGTCGGGGGAGACGACGCAGTCGTGGCAGGAAATGCGGGCGGAACTGATCGCCCGGAACAAGGCTCGGCGTGAGGCTGAGCGTCAACAACAAGCACCGGCCTACGTGCCGGAGGAAGGAGCCTAACCATGGCTCAGATCAGCATCATCGGAACGCTCGGCAAGGATCCCGAGCTCGAGCACGGACAGAACGGCGGGAAGGCCTACACACGCCTGTCACTGGCCTGGTCGGAGTCCGCGAAGGACCAGGGTGGTCACTGGGCGGATGGCCCGACCGTGTGGCTGCAGGTCACCGCGTTCGGGCGTGTGGCGGAGAACATCGTCCGGTCGCTGCACAAGGGTGACCGGGTGGTGGTCACGGGCAGGGTCAAGCCGGAGACGTGGACGAACCGGCAGTCGGGGGAGTCTTCCACGGTGCTGACGGTGGTGGCGGACACTGTGGCCCCGGAGCTGACGTTCGCCAGTGTGCAGGTGGCGAAGAATCCGAAGGGCGGTCAGCAGTCCGGTGGTTGGTCTGGTGGGGGAGCGCAGCAGGCCGGCGGGTGGAACAACCAGCAGCCGCAGCAGGGGGGAGGGTTCGATGACGACTCGACCCCGCCGTTCTGACCAGTGGCGCAAGCCGAAGAAGAAGATCATCATCCCCGACCGCGTTGCCAAGCGGGCAGGGACTTCTTACGTCGAGGACGAAAACGGGTGCTGGATCAGCACCTACTCAGTCGCCAGCCACGGCTACGCCCAGATCGGCTGGCAGGACGGCGAGTACCGCCAGGTGGTGGTCGCACATCGCGCTTCCTGGGTCTACGCGAACGACGGGCAGATCCCGGACGGGATGACCATCGACCACACCTGCAAGGTCAAGCGCTGCGTGAACCCGGCGCACCTCCGGTTGCTCCCGAACTTCGAGAACGCCCGCCGCACGTCTGGACGGGACTGGCCGCTGGGCCAGTGCATCCACGGGCACCCCAACTCGGAGCTGATTCTCAAATCAGGGAAGTGGGTGTGCCGGATCTGCTCAGCCGAATGGCAACGCCGATACCGAGAGAAGAAGCGGCAAGAAGCAGCCTGAGCCGTCGAACCCCCGCACCCCTCAACCGTCCCTCACCCAACCCCCCACGCGCCGTCCACGGCCCTCCTGGGGCCGAAACGGCCCTACCAGGAAGGAACCCACGACATGGCACGTACACTCAACCGGCTCTGCGCCCGCCCCGGCTGCACCAACCACGCCACCCCACAACCACGACACCTCGGCCTCTGCCACAAACACACCATCGCCGCCGGCCTCCTCGACACCCGCGTCCCCGCCGACCGGGCACGCCACCATCTCCGGCAGATCATGGACCAGGGCGCCACCGTCACCGGCATCCACGCCGCCACCGGCGTCCCCCTCGCATCCATCGCCCGCATCGCAGACGGCACCTACCGACAGGCACGCAAGTCCACCGAACGCGCCATCCTCACCGCCACCCCGGACATGGCCGTGATGATCCCCGCGACCGGCAGCATCCGCCGACTCCGCGCCTTGCGAGCCCAAGGCTGGAACGCGAAGACTGAACTCCCCGCCGCGCTGGGCGTGAGCTTCCAGACGATCACGAACCTCACCACCGACCCGGAGCCGGGCCGGCGCATCCACGCCGACCTCGCCACGAGGATCCGCGAGTTCGCGGACGCGCACCCAGAGGTCATCCGACCCCCGTCATCCTGGGTCGCAAGGCGCGGCTGGCGAACACTCTGGGACTGGGACGACATCGATGCCCCGATCTGTGGCAATGATCGCGTAGAGGTCACCGCAACGATCCGGCAGGACATCGGCATCCTCCACGAGGTGCTCGGCACCTGGGGTGCGGTCTCAGCCGCCCTTGGCCTCACCCGGAACGTCCCGCAGGACATCTACCGGGGCCACCAGAAGTCCATCACCGTGGACCTGCGCCAGCGGATCGCTGAAGAGGTGCGACAGTCCGACGTGAGTCTCGCCGCGTGACGTACTTCGCCGGTCACCGAAGGGCACTCCTCGAGGCCAGCGTCACCGGACACTGCCGCCCGTGGTTCGCCCGCGATTTCGTGGCCGATGGTCTCGCCACCTGGACCCCCGGTACGCACAACCCGGAGGCCGTCACCCTCACCGAGCACGGCCGGCACCTCGCCGGGGTGCTGCGGGGCATCGCCCGCATCCTCAACCCGCCACCCGATGACTGGTCACTGACCGGACAGATGGAGATCCCCCTATGACCACGTTCCACGTCGCCGGCTTCCCAGCACCGCAGGGATCGAAGAACGCGTACCGCCGCGGCAACAAGGTCGTCCTCGTGGAGTCCAGCAAGAAGGTCAGGCCGTGGCGCGCCGCCGTCGCCCAGGCCGCCACGATCGCCTACCTCCGGACCGAACCGATCGACGGGCCCGTCGCCGTGGAGATCGACTTCCACCTTCCCCGCCCGAAGTCGCTGCCGAAGCGGGTGATCTGGATGGTGAAAAAGCCCGACCTCGACAAACTCATCCGCTCCACCCTCGACGCGCTGTCAGGCATCGCCTACATCGACGACAACCGCGTCACCCACATCACCGCCACCAAGGACTACGCGCCGTCCCCAGACGACGCCGGCGCCACCATCACCATCACCGAAAGGACCGAACCGTGACAACACTCGCCTACTACGCCTTCCCCGGCGACGTAGAGGTGCTGGACATCTCCCAGCACCTCACCGGAAACGCCGCGCAGATCGTACAGTACGTCGCCCGATCATCCCGCCTCGACGGCCGGACGAAGGGGGAGGACATTGCGGACCTGTACAAGGCGTGGGATTTCCTGGACCGGGAGATCCTCCGCCGTGAGGCGATCAACCGCGAGGTGGAAGCATGACCCGTCTGCGGGGCCGCCGCCCCATCATCTGCACCGACTGCCAGAAGCACACCACCACCCGGCATGCCACCGAGACCCGCTGCCTGCAGTGCCGGGCGCGGGGCAAGAACCTCGCGGACCGGCGCCCGGACCCGCGGGGAAAACCCGGCCCGAAGCGCAGTATCGGCCGCATGTCGAAGCATGAGATCGACGAGTGGATCGCCAGTGGGGGTGCGGCATGAGTGTGTGTCATTGCCGGATCTGTGACGGTGTGGACTACACCTGCGCCACCTGCCCCGGCGGGACGCTGATGGACATTACCGACGACGGGCCGGTGTGCCCTGATTGTGGGGGAGAGGAGACCGACCGATGATCCGCCCCCAACCCATCCGCCGCCCCGTCGCATGGTCGGACCCGTGGAGGTGGCGGAAGGTGAGTGCCTCACTGTCTGCGGATTCTTGTGATCGAGGTTGGAACACAGGTCGATCGCGCCGAGCGTTGCGCGCACGGTGGGAAAGGTGTAACGTCATTTCCTGGTTACAGTTTTCGATGCGTTAATCCCTCCCGATAGTCAAGGAGGAATCAAATCCGCGGAAGTTGTTTTAAGGATGCGATTTGATTCAATCTGAAACATTTCGGTCGACCCGGAGTACGGCGACTGCCTCTCCGCTCTCAAAGAAGGGAATGCCATGATCAACGGCACTGTAAAGTGGTTTAACTCGGAAAAGGGATTTGGCTTCATTGCCCCCGACGACGGTGGCTCTGACGTTTTTGTCCACTACTCCGAGATTCAGGGCGGTGGATTCCGCAACCTCGAGGAAAGCCAGAAGGTCACCTACGAGGTCGAGCAGGGCGACCGAGGCCCCGCTGCCGTCTCTGTAAACGCTGCGTAGTAGCACCCCCGAAAACCCCTGCCGATCCGCTCGTCGAACGGTGGGGGTTTTCTTGTGCTCGAAGCACCTCCCGCCATAGCCCCGCCACTGTGCCCAGATTCGCTGCAGTATGTAACACTTCGGTAACAGTTTGACCAGATGGCGGCGCCGAACCAGCCGAGCTTCCTAGCATGGAAGGTGCTCTTAACCCACCTAGAAGAGAGGGGTCCAATCATGGGACTCGAAGACAAGACCAAGAACTCCGCCGAAAATCTCGGAGGCAAGGCCAAGGAAGTTGCCGGCGATGCCACCGACAACGACCAGCTCAAGGGTGAAGGCAAAGCTGACCAGGCCAAGGCCAGCGTCAAGGACGCTGTCGAGAAAGCCAAAGACAAGATCTCCGAAGGCATCAACAAGATCACTGGAAACTAGATCACCCTTCAAGCGAGAAGCTCAAGAAATGACTGACGTGTCACCGAAAAAAGACCGCAAGCGTAGCTCTTTCGGCCTCGTCGCCACGACAGCCTTCGTAGTTATCCTGGCAGTTGTGCTGGCCATCCTCATCGGCCAGAACACTGACCAGGTGGACATGGGCTTCCTCGGGTGGAGCGTCGCATTCCCCCTATCAGTCGGGCTACTCGTCGCAGCTATCGGAGGTGTCCTCATCGCTTTCGGCGTGTCGGCCCTCGTCGCTCTGCGACGCAGGAAGTGAACCAGATAGCCGATGCCCAAATGACCCGCATCGGCCGAACAGATAGAGAAAGAAGGGCTCGAGTTGCACAATGACATTCTCATCCTCGCCGCGGGTTCAACCCCGCCGCTCGGATTCATCGGCTGGATCATCATCGGCGGCCTCGCCGGATGGATCGGGTCGAAGATCATGAAGACCGACGCGTCGATGGGCATCGTGCTCAACATCGTCGTCGGTGTCATCGGAGGTTTCCTCGGTGGCTGGCTCCTCACCCTGTTCGGCGTCGATGTTGCCGGCGGTGGCTGGATCTTCAGCTTCCTCACCTGCCTCCTTGGCGCAGTGATCCTCCTGTGGATCGTTGGACTAGTGACGCGAAAGCGGTAGGCCCACGATCTAACCGAGACCCCCACCTGCATGCAACACCGATGCGGTGGGGGTTTACTCATGCCCGAATCAGTCACCACCCCAAGCCCCGCCACCGTGCGGGGCTTCTTCCATGAAGTAGGAACTATGACCACAGAGCCTGACGCTCACACCTTCCTCACCGACCTGACCCGCCTCGCCCACACCCTCGACACCGCTATCGAAGACTCCGGCATGCCCGCCGCCTCCGGCGAGAACGCCGGCATCGCCCGCAGCCTCCCCAAGAGCAAGAGTCCGTGCTCCGACAGTCTGGGGGACATGCGCCGCGACGCGTTGGCCTACGTCCAGCAGTGGGTGGGGAACCTTTCCTCAGACCTCACGATCCGGCAGCCCGACACCGAGCACACCGGCCCCACCCTCACCCCCTGGGTCCACTGGCTCCACCGCCACCGCGTGGACCTCATCGCCCGACCCTGGTGGCCCGACGCCGAAGAAGAACTCCGCGAACGTGTTCACCGACCCCTTGCCGACCAGTTCACGCCACCAGACCCAGCAGAACAGGCCAAAGCACTCGACGGCCTCGTCACCGTCGAAGTCCTCCGTGAACGCGGCTACAAGGCCGGCACCATCCGGCAGTGGCGCAACCGCGGGGTCCTCGAGGAGCAGGGAACCCAGATGCTCAGCACCGGGGAGACCATCACCCTGTACCGCTTCACCCGACCTCCCCGGTCGTAGCACTACCGCTTGTAACGCACCTGTGATAGGCTTACGCCTGAGCGATACGCGACCCCGGGCGTCCTCCCCACAAAGGAGAGACGCACCGGGGTTTTGTCATGTTCGCTCACCCTGGTCGTGGGTCCGGGGAAGGCGACGGTCTGGTACACCGTCGCCAGTCATGGTGGAACCCCCCCAGGGCAGTGTCGAGCACAGCTCCACACCCTGGGGGACGCCACCCACGGATCGTGATCCGGTGATCACCGCAGCAGCCCCACCCGGTCACCCTTCCCCCCTGCCGAGGTCCCCAACGCTGCGCAGCCCCGTTCAACCCGGGGACGATTCACACGGTGATCGTGGCACGCGCCACGCAAGGCCCAGGGCGCCACGATCACCACTATGGGCGTAGCTCAACTGGCTAGAGCAGCGGTCTCCAAAACCGCCGGTTCCAGGTTCGACCCCTGGCGTCTATGCAAGCCGAACGGCAGGCTCTAAAAGGTCGTGTCACTGCACACCCCCAAGACAGGGTCCCTCGTGACGAACGCCTCGGACGCGGGGCAGCGCTGTTCATCCGGTTGGTGGATGCGACACCAGGCATGGTGGCAGGGTTCAACCCCCAACAGCGCACAGTCGGGGCCGCTACTTACGAGAGTCCCGCCCCTTCTTCTTCTCACCCCTACGATCAAGCACACGGTCAACAACACGCGCCACAACCCAGCTACCAGCAGTCACCAGCGCGTAACGGAAAAGCCTCTGCATGATGGAACTCCTCCACTAGAAAACAATGGACCCCCAGGGTACAGACCTCCAACCAAAGCGGCCGGCAGTGAAAGGCAGCAAAACCACGCTCTCGAACACTCGGGGGCACCCTGTCCGGCCCGCCGTCTACTGTCACCACTGCCGGGGAAACAACTCCCCGCAGAACAGGCAGGAGTCACATGAGCAAAAGGATCTACTACCCGAGGTTCAAGCACGACACTGCAGTGCTGACAGAACGAACGTCGGAGGGGACGCTCATAGTCGAGGCGCTGGACACGCACCCAATGATGAAAGGCTTCGATACGATCGATGACTTCCTCTCCGAGTACTACACCTCAGTGTCCGGTGTCGAATACCGGGACCGGCACAGTGGTCAGTACGAGGCCGACCCCAATCAGCTTCTCGACGCCGGCACGCACACGGCAACGACTATCCGAGACAGAGACAGTCTCTACGCCTTCTGGGATGAGCACCCGGACGCCATCATGTTTGAGCCGGAGTTTGGCCTCGTCTTCGTGAAGGGCGACCTCCCCTACATGTGGTGCGGTTTCGTTGAATCCGGAGAATCGCTGACGAGGAAAGAAAACGAAGTTTACTACTTCCCGTACTTCGCCTTGACCCCGGTCGCGTAGCAAGAAGCATTCAAGCCCCTCCACTCTCACCGGGTGTGAGGGGCTTCGTCATACCCGCCACCAGGAGGACATCATGAGCAGCACCCCCACCCCGAACCACATCCGCATCTACCGCGACCATGACGGCAAGCATGCCACCCTCGACGGCCACGGACTCCTCCTCGCCGAAGACGGCATTCTCATCGACGGAGCCGAGAACCCCAACGAGATCACCAAGGTGCACCTCACACTCATCGGCCCGAAAGTCACCATCGACTCAGAACTCGAGTGAGGGGGGAAACATCATGACCACTCTCGGGAACATCAACGTCGTGATCCGCGATGACGGCTACGGCCGCATCGTCCGCACCCGACGCCACGCCCGCCGTCTCATGGGACGCGCCGCCTGCCGCGGCCACAGCGCCCAGTGCACGCACATGCCCATCGCGCTCGTCACTACCAAGATCCACGAGGATGGCCACACTGTCACCCTCCGACCCATAGTCGACACCAGCGCACTACACGCAACCTGACGCACAGGGGGAGGTGATGGGCCGTGACTCTCCACATCGTCATCGGCCCACCCGCCGCCGGGAAGTCCACCTACATCCGGGAGCACAGACAGCCCGGCGACATCACCATCGACTACGACGAGCTCGCCAACACCCTCGCCGGCCTCGCCCCCGCGAACCACGAGCACACCGCCACGGTGAAGAAGATCACCAGGGCAGCACGCGACGCAGCGATACGCGAAGCCCAGAAGCACGCCACAGACACAGACGTGTGGATCATCCACTCCACACCCGCGCAGTCCACCATCGACCGCTACCGGCGTGAGGGTGCGCAGATCCATGTAGTCGACCCAGGCAAAGACACCGTCATGCACCGCATCAAGCACGAACGACCCGGACACATGCACGCCGTCGCCGCACGCTGGTACCAACAACAGGACGACGCGAAGCGCCCGAAGACGACAACGGAACGTGGATACGGTCACACCCACCAGATAGACCGCCGCCGACTCCTCACCAACCACACCGACGGAACCCCCTGCGACTGGTGCGGACAACCCATGTACCGCGAACCCAAGCAAAACTTCGACAACGCGCCCCTGGAAGCCGACCACGCGGAGTCACTGAAACTCCACGGCCCCAGCCGGGCCAACCGCCTCCGACACCGACGATGCAACCGACAAGCACGCGAAGGCGGAGCAACACGGGAACACCTCCGACCCACACGGAAGGCATCGACACCCGACCCCAGGGGAGGGCAGAACGGGTGGGACTGGCTCGGGTAGCAGAAGCGCTGCAACGCGAGAACGGAAACTGAGAATCCTCAGAATATTTGGGCCGTAGCCTCCCTGACTCGGCCCCGCCGCTCACCCAGTCAGAATTTTCTTCAGGGTCCTCAAAGTTACGGGTTCGAATCACGCGCAGGAGGCGTCATGACGTGGGAATACGGTGATGATTACGACGACGGTGGTCAGCGGCTCTTCGATTCACTGTCGGCTCCGACTGATGATGGTTCGACTCGCGCTCTGATCGTGGAGGCGTGTCGGGCGAAGGATCGCCTGGATCGGCTTCACAGGATTGTTCGGGGCGATGAGGACACGTGGACGCGGGTGTTCACCGGCGAGGGTGAGCTCGTGTTGAAGCTCGACACTGCGGTCAGTGAGGTTCGTCAGCTTTCGACGGTGTTTCGGCAACTGCTGACTGAGATTCAGAGGAGGCAGGGCAATGGTGGAGGTGCTGACGAAGAGGACGGACTCGCCGGTCTGTGAGGATTGGCCGTCGTTGGAGGGCCGCCAGGACCCGGAGGTTCTGATCTCGGCCGGCAGTGGTGGTGAGCACGGGGACAAGGCGATTGAGTTGGCTCGTCGCTTCGGTGTCCGGCTGATGCCGTGGCAGGAGGAGCAGGTGCGCCTGTCCCTTGCGACAGATGAGGATGGCCGGTGGGTGCATCAGGATGTGGTTCTGATCTGCCCGCGGCAGAACGGCAAGTCTCTGATCCTCGAGGTGATCATCCTCTACCGCTTGTTCATCCTGCATCAGCAGATCATCTTCACGGCGCAGCAGTGGCGGACGGCGAAGTCGATCCGGAACCGGCTGTGGAAGCGCATCAAGTCGCGGAAGTGGGCGGAGCGTCGACTGGTCCGAAATACGGCGTCGGCCGGTGAGGCTGAGATGGAGACCAGTGACGGGGGGAAGGTGCAGTTCACGACCCGGTCGAATGATGCGGGCCGTGGCTTCGACCAGATCGATTTGCTGCTCCTCGATGAGGCGTACAACCTGGAGGCCGGCGAGCTGGACAGCATCACGCCGATCCAGTTGGCGGCACCGGATCCGCAGACGTACTACACGTCCTCGGCGGTGAATCAGTCTCGGCATCCGAAGGGCGTGGAGTTGTCCCGGGTCCGTGACCGTGCTCTGGCCGGTGAGGCTGAGGGCATGCTCTACTCCGAGTTCCGGGCGCCGGATGGTGCGGACCCTGCTGACCCGGAGACATGGAAGTTGGCGAACCCGTCATACGGTGTCGTGGCGACGGAGAAGAAGGTTCAGTCGCTGCGCTCGAAGTTGACCGACATGGGGTTCGCTGTGGAGGTTCTCGGTTGGGGTGAGTGGTTCGTCACGGTCGGTGAGCAAGCGCAGGAGTTCGTGTTCGATCCGGACCGGTGGCAGGCGGCTACGGCGTCGGTGCCGATCACGGGGAACACGTGCCTGGGTATCGCTGTCGCCCCTGAGGCTGCTGGCGTCGCCCTGGTCCTCGCGGTTCGCACCGGATCCGGTGTGCACCTCTCGCTGGGGCCCGTATCTGAGTTCGACCGGTCGGCTGTCGTCGCCGCGGTGAAGACCACGGTGGATGCTGTCGACCCGCTTGCTGTGGTCGTCGATCCGAAGGGCCCGTCGTCGACGGTGCTGGACCCCCTGGTGAAGACCGGGGTGGAGCCGGAGTGCTTGAACTGGCCGAAGGTCGTTGCGGCAACGGAGCTTCTCCTCACGCTGATTGCTGAGGGGTCGGTGACGCATGATGCGGATCCGCGGTGGGTGGAAGCCGTGGAGGTCGCGGAGTTCCGTCCTGGGATGGAGAAGGGCCGGGCGTTCAAGGAAGTGCGGCCGGTCGTGTCGGTGCTTGTCGCGGCGGCGTTCGCCGTGTGGGGGCTAACCGAGTTCGAGATCCCGGAGGAACCGGGTGACGTCAAGATGGTGAGGAGGTTCGTTGGGCATGTGGAATCCGTTCCGGCAGCACCGGTCGCAGCAGCGGCTCAGTCGCTCGCCTTCTGATCTGGTGTCCGGGTGGTCACCCGAGTTCGGTCACGCTTTGTCGTCCCCATCGGGGAGGATGGCGGAGGACAACTGGGATCTACGGTTCCCTGCGTCCACGGGTGTGTTCGCGAAGATGGGGCGTGAGGATGCTCAGGTCACGTCGATTCTGAAGGCGATCAGTTTGCCGATTCAGCGTGCTGATTGGCGACTGGATCCGAATGGTGCGCCTGACGAGATCGTGGCCCTGGTCGCTGATGATCTTCGTCTGCCGGTGCTGGGCGATGATGCTCAGAAGCCGGTGGGTCGCCGGCGGGGTCGGGTGTCGTGGAGTGAGCACCTGCAGCAGGCCCTGTTGTCGCTGCAGTTCGGGTGCATGTTCTTCGAGCAGGTCTACACCGTCGGTCCGGACGGGCGGAATCATCTGCGGAAGCTCGCGCCCAGGTTCCCTGGGACGCTGACGAAGATCAACGTCGCGGCGGACGGTGGTCTGGAGTCTGTGGAGCAGCAGGGTGTGTCGGTTGGGAAGGCGAGGGCTGAGTCCGCGACGATCCCTGTGTCGCACCTCGTGGCTTACGTCCATTCCCCGACGGACACGTCGTGGACCGGCACGTCGGTGCTGCGCCCGGCGTACAAGCACTGGAGGATGCGTGACGATCAGCTTCGCCTTGAGTCGCAGGTGCTGGAGCGCAACGGCATGGGTGTGCCGGTCTATGAGGGGTCCGCGCTGACGAATGATCCGGCTGGTGATCTGAAGCACGGGCAGAAGATCGCGTCGGAGCTTCGCGCCGGTACGGCGTCGGGTGCGGCGACTCCTGCCGGGGCGTCGCTGAAGATCCTCGGGGTGTCTGGCCAGCTGGTCAGTCCCCGGGAGTCCATCAACTACCACGACGCGATGATGGCGAAGGCAGTGCTCGCGCACTTCCTGAACCTCGACGGCGGTGGCGGATCCTACGCCCTCGCTGAGACCCAGTCGGACCTGTTCATCCAGTCGTTGCAGACCATTGCGGACTGGATCGCAGACACCGCCACGCAGCACATCGTGGAGGACCTTGTGGACCTCGCATTCCCGGACTGGTCCGGGGTGTGCCCCCGCATCGTCGTGGACCCCATCGCCTCGAAGAAGGAGCTGGCGATGGATGTCCTGGCGACGCTGGTGGACAAGAAGGTCATTCAGATGGACAAGCCGCTCGAGGAGCATGTGCGTCGTGTGTCCTCGTTGCCGGCGAAGCGCCCATTCAAGGAAGCCGTCGATGCTGGTGACGCCCTGCCGAAGGACGAGCAGGCGAAGACTGCGGACCCTGAGCAGCTGTCGAAGCTCGCTGCGGCGCAGAAGACACTGATCGAGTCCGGCATGTCTGCGGAGGACGCGGCGAAAATCACCGGTCTGGACAAGCTGCTTGAGGATGATCCCGGCGAACCGCCGGGGGAGGAGGTGGTGCCTCGTGAATGAGGTTCTGCTGTACGGCGAGATCGGGTGGGAGTGCACTGCGTCGGACATGGTCCGGCAGGTGCAGGACGCTGAGGGTGATCTGCTGGTCCGCGTGAACTCGCCTGGTGGCGATGTCTACGACGGGCTCGCCATCATGAACGCGCTGCGGGCCCACGATGGCACTGTCACCGCGGTGGTGGAGGGCCTGGCCGCTTCGGCCGCGTCGTTCATCGTCGTCGGCGGCGCTGACCGGGTGGTCGTCCGACCGACGGCGGAGATCATGATCCATGACGCTATGAGCTTCGTCGGCGGGAACGCTGCGGAAATGCTCGCGGCGATCACGGACCTGGAACGGATCTCCGACAATCTCGCATCGATCTACGCCGACCGTGCCGGTGGCGATGCCGCCGAGTGGCGGGATCGGATGAAGGCCGAGACGTGGTTCTCCGCACAGGAGGCGGTGGACGCTGGTCTCGCTGACGCGGTGGAGGACGGTCGGCCGTCCGAGTCTGGCCGCGTTCCGGTGTCGGCACTGTCCCGGACTCGGGTCGCCGCGAAGTTCCGCTACCAGGGTCGCCGGGCTGCCCCGGCACCCGACACAACCAGCCCTCCGGGGCATGAGCGAAAGGAGTCGCACGTGAGTGCACTCGCTGACCTGGCCCGTGAGATGGGTCAGGACGAGAACAAGATGAAGGCGGCTCTCGGCCGCTTCCTGAACGAGGAGGTCACTCTGACTTCCACCATCGACATCACCTACCCGGAGGGCACCACCGTGGTCCCGACCGGTTCGGTGACCGTCGAGCCGGGTGGTGGTGAGCCGACCCCGCCGGGCCTGGTCTTCGCCGTGGGTGAAGCGCCTGAGGGATGGTCAGCTGAGGTGGAGGACACCACGGGTGTCCTCACTGTCACCGCCCCCGCTGGTGCGGAGCCTGACGAGGAGGTCACCGTGACCGTCACTGTCACTGGCAATGACGAGCCGGTGGAACTGCCTGTCACCATCACCGTGAAGTCCGCTTCCGGTGAAGGAGACGATGCCCCTACTGAGGAGACCGCACCGGCCGCGCCGGAGCAGGTCACCCTCGACATGGACACCTACCGAGATCTGCAGGCTGCGGCGAAGCTCGGGTGGGAGGCGAAGGCCACCGCCGACAAGCAGGGCCGTGCCGATCAGGTCGACACCTGGATCCGTGAGGGCCGCGTCAACGCCGCCCACCGGGCGAAGGTTGTCGCCGCGATGGAGAAGAACGAGCAGGCCGCTCGTGACCTCTACGGCAACATCCCGAAGAACACCATCCCGGTGCGGGAGATCGGTCACGGTCAGGATCCCGAAACCGAGAAGGCCGGCGCTCGTGCCGACCTCGACAAGCGTGCCGCGTCCGTCTTCGGCCGGCGCAGCACCCTCTACTGATAGGAGGCTCACATGAGCAACCCGACTTTCCGCTCTGGCCCGATCTCTTTCAAGGCTGTGGAGGATCTCAGCAAGTTCCGTCTCGTCAGCCTCGGTGAGGATGGCGTGAAGCACGCTACAGCAGCTGGCCCCGTCTTCGGCGCTGTTACCTCTGGTGCGTCCGCCGATCCGAGCAACACCACCGCTGACGGTGTGCTGCACATCGGCCGGCCGAACATCGAGGCTGTGCACTTCTACCCGGCGACCGTCCCGGTGGAGGTGGACGGGGACGCCACCGCGATCAAGCAGGGCGCGACCGTGTACGCCGCCGCTGACGGCAAGGTCGCCGCCACCGGCACAGTCGTCGCCGGTATCGCTGTCCGCCCGGGCGAGGGCACCACCGTGAAGGTGCTGCTCGTTACCCCGTTCGGCCCTGCCGCCTAACCTCCTCTGAACAACCCCCTACGCCCATCACGGGCGTCGGGGGTTTTCTCATGCCAACTTCCCGGGCCGTCGGCCCGCGAACCAGAAAGGAGTCCAGCAATGGCTGAACTCATCACCTCCGCCTACGACGGCCCGAAGATCACCGTCGATGAGCTGATGGCGGACCCCACCTACATCCCTCAGCGGATCATCGAGGACCTCGACAACGCGTTCGTGGAGGACCTCTTCTTCCGCCAGGCAGAGGACAACCAGGGCGTCGTCGCTTTCCGCGAAGCCGCTGGCAACTTCCTCGGTGACGACGCGGAGGAGATCGCCGAGTACGGCGAGATCCCTGTCTCCGCCCCGGAGCTCGGCAACCTGAAGGCCGCGTTCGGCATCAAGACCGGCGAGGCTATCCGCATTTCCTACGAGCAGCGTCACGAGAACAAGATCGACGCGGTCACCCGCGCCATCGACGCTCTCGAGCGCACCGTCGTCCGCCACGGCATCAACGCCGTCTTCGGCGCATTCACTGCCGCTGCCGTCCCGGAGCTGACCGCGTCAGCCCCGTGGACCACCGGCGATCCGGTGAAGGATCTCTTCGACGCCATCGAGGCCGTCCAGGGCGCTCACGAGGACGGCGATACGACCCGCCTGTTCGATTACGATCCGAACACTCTCCTCGTCCACCCGCAGGCGCTGACCAAGCTGCTGCGCAACGAGCAGATCCAGAAGCTGTACATCGGGGATGTCGCTCACGACAACCCGCTGTACAAGGGCATGACCAACGTTCAGCTGTTCGGCACCATCAACGTCGCCACCAGCCGTCTCATGCCGCTGGATCAGGCGTACGTGTTCGAGGCGCAGGCTGCGGGCTTCAAGTCTGACACCATGCCGCTGACCGCCACCCCCCTGTACTCCGAGGGTGGCGAGTCGCAGATTGGTGGCCCGACCATGTCGTGGCGTTCCGATCTCGTCCGGAAGCGTGCGATCGCTGTGGATAACCCGAAGTCCGTGGTCCGGATCAAGGGTCTCTGATGCCTCGGGTGACACTGTCCACGATGTTCCGCCCTGGCGATGTGCTCTTCTACCCGGGGGACACGATCGAGGTGGATGAGGACACTGCCGCCCGGTTGAAGGCGTGCAAGTCGCTTGTCACTGATCGTCCGGCTAAGCCTGTCGCCGCGGTGAAGTCGGAGGCCACCCCGGAGCCCGTCGTGGACGAGGATCCGGTGGATGCTGGACCGACGAAGCCGAAGCGTGCGGCATCGGTTGAGGCGTGGCGCACGTACGCCGAGGCGCAGGGCGTCGATGTGAAGGGCCTGTCTAAGCAGGAGATCGTCGCCGCAACTCGATAGGAGACTGTCATGCTCGTCATGCTGGATGACCTGGCATTGCGCCTGCCGGTGGCGCTGTCCCCGGATGATGCGGGCCGCGTGGAGGTGCTCCTCGGGGATGCTGAGGAGATCGTCCGAGACGCGTTCGCCCGTGTGGGCCGTGACTTCGATGCTGAGGCTGCCGCGGCGCCGTGGCTGGATCATGCTGCGAAGCGGGTGATCCGGGACATGGTCGCCGCGGCGGTACTGATCGGCCCGTCTGTCGGCAAGTCGTCCGTGTCGTCTACGACCGGTGCGGAGTCCGATTCGGAGGCGTATTCCTCGGACACGCTGAAGGTCACTGGCTTTGGCCGGCTGATTCTCACTGCGGCGCACAGGGAGGAGCTCGGGCTGCCGGTCACTGCGCTGGCGTCCGGGTCGTTCCCGGCGCCGTGGCGGTGGCCGGAGCGGAGGCTTCGATGAATGAGGCGTTCGAGCCGGTGGAGATCCGTGATCGGCCGCGGGTCGATGATGACGGTGATCTGATACCCGGCACGGGGTCGGTGACGGTGACGTGTCGGGTGCAGCCCTTGGTCCTGGATCAGGATGTGGGCGTGGACCGGGAGGGCACAGTCGAGCAGTTGCGGGTGTTCGCCCCGTCTGGCACGGCGGTGGACGCTGAGTCTGAGGTGGTGATCCGTGGCAGGGTGTTCCGGGTCGTGGAGCCGCCGCATGACTACGCGGCATTCCGGCGGCCGCGCCTGGCACGTCACCGGCCGTCCACCGTGTTCGTCTGCGAGAGGGGTGAGGGCTGATGGCTAAGGGACCGCAGTTCGGTCTGAAACCTGCGTTTTTCAAGCGGGCGATGAAGGAGCTCGGACCGCAGCTCGAGAAGAAGGGTGACGAGATCGCCGCGGCGGTCGGCGGTGGGTACGAGGCTGATTCCCGGCTGAAGTACGACCGCAATGGCCGGCCGGTGGTCCTCGTCGCTCTGAAGCATCCGAACGGGAAAGCCGTGGAGGTGCGCGACGGGCTGCTGTCGAAAGCTGCCCGGTCGAAGGGTGCGACGGTTCACCGCTACGGGAAGGGGTGACCATGCTGCAGCAGCAGGATGCGCCTCGGGTTATCCGCCGTGGTCTGCGCGAGGTGCTGTCGTGCCCGGTGCGGTCGGAGCTTCCGTCTGGGTGGACGCCTCGGGATGGCCCGGTGGTGACTGTCGTGTCGGATGGGTCTGATGCGCGTCATCCGGCGTGGGACCGTGAGGTCGTTCGTGTCGTCTCGTACGGCGAGTCGGAGCCTGTGGCCCGCGCTCTCGCGGCTGAGGCTGACGAGTGGCTGATTGATCCTCGCCGCCCGCCGGGTGTCCTCGTGACGCCGGCTGGCGGTCTCGCTCTGGCCCGTGATTCGTCCCTCGGTGGATGGGTCGCTTCGGTCACGGTCGTGGTGTCTACACCGCGTCGCTGACCAACAACACAAACTCTTGCCCCGTCGTGGTCATCGCGTCGGGGTTTCTGCATTCCTTAAGGAGGAATCATGGCTGATCTTGAACTCGATCTGACCGCCCCGAACTACGAGACGGCGCTGATCACCCTGGGCGTCACCGGCGCCCTGCACTACGGCCCGTACGGTACCGCTCTGCCGGAGAAGATGGCTGACCCCGCCGCCCCGATGGTGGATCTCGGTTGGCTGTCGGATTCCGGCATCGCTGAGTCCCTGAACCAGGAGCGCTCGGACTGGAAGCCGTGGCAGGCGACTTCTCCGCAGCGTGGTCAGATCACCTCTGAGGAGGCCACTTTCCAGGCCACCCTGTGGTCGGTTGGTGGCCTGGCGAACGCTCTGTACTACGGCGTCGCTGAGGAGGACATGACCTACGACGAGGCGTCTGGTGTCACCTCGTTCGAGACGGGGGCGAAGCTTCCGGAGGACTTCCGTTTCTGCCTGACCGTCACGGTCCTGGACGGCAAGAAGGCTCGCCGGTACCTGATGCCGGCGGCGTCTGTCACCGAGCGTGGCGATATCACGCACACCAACACTGACCTGGTGGGTTACGAGCTGACCTTCAAGGCGAACTTCGACGCGACCAGTGGTTTCGCGATCCGTCGTGAGTTCAAGGAGGGCTGGAAGCCGGGCACTGCCGGTTCCACTCTCATCGGCGGTTCCGCGAAGTCCCTGGGCGACTGGTCCGCCGATGTTAACGCCGGCGGGACTGACCCGGAACACCCCTAGAGGGGCGTCTGGGGGAAACGTCCCTCCCGTTCGCCCTTTCCTGAACAGGGACACTGACTGAAAGGAGCCACATTGTGGCAAAGACTGATTTCGCCTCTGGCGACAAGCTGACCGCTGAGCAGATGAATGAGCTCGGCACCGAGGTCAATGACAAGGCTAACCGATCGGATATCCCGTCCGTCCCGGCCACCCCGACCGCCGACACCCTGTCTGGTGCCACCGCAGTAGGCAAGTCCGTGATCAAGGCCGCTGACGCCGCTGCGGCACGGACCGCGATCGGTGCCGGCACGTCGAACGTCAAGGTCGGCACCGGTGCTGGTGACGCGCTCGCTGGTAATACCTCGATTCCCGCCGCGACCCCGGCCGGTACCCGAGCCCAGCTCGACGCCGGTACCGACACCACCGTCCGTGCCTTCTCCGCGAAGGACATCAGCGACTTCGTCACCGCGAAGATCGCCGCGGCTGCCGGATAGGAACGCGGGGCCGGGAATCCTGGCAGGTCGCCCGGCCCCACCCCAGCACTCTGCACAACCGACCTGCCACCCCATTCTTCACGCCCCCGCACCAACCGGTGACCGGGGCACTTCCTATGAAAGGACCTGCCATGTCTGTTGACCTGACCAAAATGCTTGAGAAGCGTCGCGAAGTTCTCGGTGAGGGTGACAAGTTCCTCGCCAAGTTCGACGACACCGAGTTCTGGATCATCGCCCAGGAGCTCGCCTCGCGTTCCCACCGCGAGCGACTCGCTGAGATCCAGGCCGATGTCGAGGACGAGGTTCTGACCCCGTTCGAAGGTGAGGATGCCGTTGTCGCCCTGTACCTGGGGGAGCAGGCCGACGAGTTCCGCACCATGTGCGATGACCTGGACGTGGACGCCTTCGCCGCACTGAACATGGCACTGGAGGAGCACAACAAGGAGGCCCGCCGGAACCCTACCCAGCGGTCCTCGCGGAGCACCCGGAAGCGGTAGAAGCCGCTCTCGAGTCCGAGTACGGGTGGGATGTGGTTGCCGAGTTCTGGCGCGGCACTATCACCACCCGTCGGATTGTCGCCCTGATCAACGGGCTGCCCGAAGACTCCGCCCTGCACCGGGAATTCAACGACGGGCACACGTGGACCACCGGCAACACCTTGCAGTGGACCACGATCTTCTGGCTCCGCCGCCTCGAATCGATGCTCGCCGCCCAAGGCGTGCAGAAGCAGGCGAAGAAGGTCGACCACCCGCGAGTCCCGTGGGAGGACGACAAGGTCAAGCGCACCGGCCACGTCGAAGCAGAGGACCAGGAGGACGCCGTGGCGTACCTCATGGGCCTGTCCATCAAGAAACCTGAGGAGTGATCCATGTCTGAGGCGTCCGGCTGGGGCATCATCCCCGTCACCATCTCCATGTCCGGTGTCAGCGGCGAGCTGAGCAAGAACCTGGTGGGCCCGTCTGCGAAGGCGGCGAAGAAGTCTTCCGGGGCTATCGCCAAGTCGATGGAGGATGGCGTCAAGAAGGCGTCGAAGGCCGTCGAATCAGCGTCAAAGGCGCAGGTTGCTGCCCGTGACAAGGCGACTGACGCTGCGGAAAAGACGAATCTTGCCGAGCAGAAGCTCGCTGAGGTGCTGGAGAAGCACGATGCGGATTCTGCTAAGGGCATCAAGGCCGCCAATGACCTAGAAAAGGCGCGACGTGATCAGGCTCGTGCGAACACTGCCGCGGAGAAGGCCGCCAACGATCTTGGAAATGCTGAGCTTGAACTTGATCGTGCCACCGCTGACGCATCGTCGGGGATCGCTGAGCAGGCCCGGGCGATGGAGGAGGCCGAGGACCGGTCGAAGAAGTTCAGTAAGGCACTCGATGGTGCTGCACTGGCTATCGGCGGCATGGCCCTGGGTGGTGCTGCTGCCCTGGTGAAGATGGGCACGGATTTCGATGATGCGTTCCGCACGATCCGTACGGGCACCGGTGCTACCGGTGAGGCGTTCGAGGGGCTGAAGAATTCCGCCCTGTCGGTGATGGACACGGTGCCGGCGATGGATGGCGGCATGTCGCAGATCTCCACGACACTGGCTGATCTGAACACGCGTCTGGGCCTGACTGATAAGCCGCTGGAAACGATGACATCCCAGATGGTTGCACTGTCGAACATGGGTGTCGACGCGGACATTAATGCCGTCTCGCAGGCGATGAATGGTTTCGGCATTGAGGCCAAGGACATGCCGGATGCGCTTGATGGCCTGTTCCAGGTGTCGCAGGCTACCGGCCTGTCGATCACGGATCTGGCGAACTCTGCGGTGAAGGCGGGTCCTCAGCTCCGCGGATTCGGTTTCTCGATGGAGGATTCGGCCGCCCTGGTCGGTCAGATGGACAAGGCTGGTCTCGACGCTGATGCGACGTTGGGGAAACTGTCGAAGGCGATGGCCGAGTTCGCTGATGAGGGCAGGGATGCTCCCGAGGCGTTGCAGGAGACGGTGACGAGCATCGGAGATTTCATCGATGCTGGTGATGAAGCATCCGCGATGAACCTTGCTGCTGACATTTTCGGCACGAAGGGCGCGGCGCAGTTCGTCGATGCGGTGAAGAGCGGCACACTCTCGGTCGACGACTTCATGGCGGCGACGGGTGCGACCACTGACACGATCCTTGGGGTGTCTGAAGAGACCCGGTCGATGGGCGAGTCTTTCCAGCTGCTGAAGCAGAAGGGGGAGACTGCGCTGCAGCCGATCGCGTCGCAGCTCGTCGACGCACTGATCCCGGCGATAGAGACCGGAGCCCAGAAGCTCGAGGATTTCATGGGCTGGATCGAGGATAACCAGGGCCTCGTGAAGGGGCTCGCTGTCGGCGTCGGTGTGGCGGCCGCAGCCTTCGTCACGTGGCGGGGGGCAGTCGCGGCGATCACCCTCGGGCAGAAGGCCTTCGCTACGGCGACGGCCCTGTCCACGGGCGGCATCAAGGCGATGAATGCGGCGATGAAGGCGAATGTCATTGGCCTGATCGTCACTGCGATCGCTGGCCTGGTCGCTGGCCTGGTGTGGTTCTTCACGAAGACGGAGACGGGGCAGAAGATCTGGCAGGGCTTCATGGATGTCCTGTCGACAGCGTGGACATGGCTTAAAGACACGTTCACCCCGGTTTTCCAGTGGATGGGCGATGTTATTTCGTCGGTCTGGGACGGGATTAAGACCGGCGCATCTTGGCTTTGGGAGAGTGTCCTGCAGCCGATCTTCGGTTTCATTGGGTCCGCGTGGGAGGTTCTTTCCACGGGGATACAGTGGTACTGGGAGAATGTCATCAAGCGTGCATGGGATACCATTAGCACGGTTATATCGTGGTTGTGGAACTCAGTGCTACAGCCCATATTCGGATTTATCAGTACCGCATGGGAGGCACTGTCCACGGCTATCCAGTGGGCGTGGAACTCTATCATCAAGCCCGCGTGGGATGCCGTATCTGCGGCGGCTAACTGGCTGTGGAACAATGTCTTGTCCCCGGTGTTCGATTTCATCAAGTCGGGCTGGGAGCGCATGTCTCGGGGAATTGAGAACATCTGGAACAATGTGATCAAGCCCGCGTGGGATGCTTTCGGCTCCGTGATCTCGTGGGTTGTCGATAACGTCGTGGAGCCCGCGTTCGAAGCGGTGAAAACTGCGCTCGGTAAGGTCGGAGACTTCTTTGACAGCGTCGTGGACGGCATCAAGTCCGTGTGGAACGGGCTGAAGTCCATCCTCGCGAAGCCGATCAACTTCATGATCGGCACGGTCTACAACGGCGGCATCTTGAAGGCGTGGAACACGATCGCGGACTTCATCCCCGGGCTCAACCCCGCCGCCCCGCTCGCAGAGATCCAGGAGAACGCGACCGGTGGTGCGATCCGCGGCCCAGGTACGGGAACGTCGGATGACATCCTGTCGTGGCTGTCGAATGGTGAGCACGTCCTCACCGCCGCTGATGTGAAGGCACTCGGCGGGCAGGGAGGCGTGTATGCCCTGCGTGACCTGATCAAGTCAGGTGAGCCCTTCACCTGGGAAGGTGGTCGTCTTCGTAAGACGACATCCGACCGGGCGAACAATGGGCCGCTGATTCCCGCTTTCAAGGACGGTGGAGATGTCCGTCCTGAGTGGGAATCCCAGCTCGAACGCGGTCATGAGTGGGCGGCAGCGCAGAACGGGAAGCCGTACCTGACCGGCTCGCAGTGGCCGGCCGGTGGCGACTGCTCGGGATTCATGTCCGCTATCGCTTCGGTGATCCTCGGTATGGACCCGAACGCTGGCCACTGGGCTACCCCAGCGTTCCCCGCCGGGCAAGGCAGCACGGTGTCCGCTGGCGGTCAGACGTGGGAAGCTGGCCTGTCCCAGGGCTTCTCTATCGGCATGACCGGTGGCCCGCAGTCCGGTGGACAGATGGGCCACACTGCCGGCACCTTGTCTTCCGCCGGCAAGTTCGGTTCAGTGAACGTTGAGTCGGGCGGCGGTCATGGCGGCGTCGCCTACGGTGGCCCTGCTGCGGGCGCTGACGATGGCCAGTGGCGCAGTGGTAACTATCACCTCGCTATCGGTGCTGACGGTGCCTTCGAGTCCGCTGGCGGCCCGTCAGCCGAGGAGAAGAAGGGCTGGCTCCGGGACAAGGTCAAGAGCATCTTCGATGACCTCCTGTCACCGATCGACGGGATGTTCTCGTCCATGGTCGGTGACCCGCCCCCGGAGTGGTTCAGCATCCCTCCGGATGCGATGCACTCGTCCAAGGACAAGATGATCGACTGGCTCTTCGACCGGATCGAGGACCTGGGGAACCTGCTCGGCGGCGCGTACAACAAGGCGAAGGATCTCGGCAGCGCCATCACCGACGGGGTGAAGGACGCGGCCTCCGGTCTGTGGAACGCGACCGGCGGGAAGCTGTTCGACACGGGCGGAATGCTCGAGTCGGGTGGCGTGGCAGTGAACCAGTCCGGGAAGCCGGAGCGGATCCTGTCGCCGGGGCAGACGGAAACGTTCGAGGATCTCCTCGCGATCCTGCCCGCTCTGCTCGCCGGTACGGCCGGTGTGGATGCTCAGGCGGTCCTTCGAGACACTGCCGCGGCGTTCAGCGAGACTCACCCGGATGTTGCAGGCGAGATCGCTAAGGGTCTCGGGGATGGTGCTCTGGACTTCTTCGGCCTCAAGGGCACGTGGATGACAGACCCGTCCCAGCTCGGTATCTCGTGGGGTGAGGAGAAGACGGAGGTTGTCGAGGACACGGTTTCTGCGGATGCCATGTCCACAGCGACCGCGGCTCCGACCGTGGATCCGTCCTCGCCGCTGTACCAGGATCTCGATGAGATCGACCCGGACCGGCATGTCGCGAAGACCGGGCCGGCGGCGTATGTCACTGGGATCGTGAACAGCGCTATTGATCACGATCTTCCGTCCTCCGGGGCGAGGATCGGTGTCGCTACGGCGCTGGTGGAGTCCGGCGATCCGCTGCAGATGTTCGCGAACAACAGTGTCCCGGAGTCTCTGAACTACCCGCATGATGCGGTGGGCAGTGACTACGACTCTGTGGGCCTGTTCCAGCAGCGTGACAACGGCGCTTGGGGCACAGTCGCGCAGCGCATGGACCCGCACGATAGTGCGGGGATGTTCTTCGACGCGATGCTGTCGAAGTACCCGAACTGGCAGTCCATGGATCCCGGGGCTGTGGCCCAGGGCGTGCAGGTGTCTGCCTACCCGGACCGGTACAACACGAAGATGAGCCGCGCTGACGAGCTCGTCGCCGAGGCTGGCCTCTACGACCAGGGTGGCATCCTTCCCGATGGTGCCCTTGCTGTGAACCTGTCCGGTTCTCCGGAGCACGTGTTCACGGACACGGCGATGGAGGACTTCGTCAACGCGACGGCAGTGCTCGAGGAAGCAGCGGCGCATATCGAGCAGGCTGCTTCTGATCTGTCCCTGGCTCGTCCTGCTGAGGTGACTGGCACCGCGTCGGTCACCTCGACTGTCGAGGTTGAGGACACCGCGACCACCACCACTGGTGGCGCTAAGAGTGGCCGGCAGTCCGCTGACAACGGCATGGTCGTGAACCTCGTCATGGAGAACGTGAACACGACCGACCCAAACGCCGCGTCGCGGGAAATGATGCGCGAAGCCCGCCGCGTTCTCGCCGCATTCGTCTGAGTGAAAGGAGACCCCTGTGGAGGGACTCGAGCATGACGCCGTCGTGGTGTGGATCGCGGCGGATGGTCGTCAGATCCACCTCGCCGGCGGGCCGGACCAGATGATCGAGGAGGTGGGACTGTCCCAGGGCGTCGATGGTATCGGCGGTCTGGAGCCATCCGCCGATTTCGTGCAGGCCACGCACCAGGTAGGGGAGGAGATCACGAAGTGGACCTTCTCTCACGGTGAGATCGATCTTCCGCTGGCCGTCTTCGGCCGGTCGGCGGGGGAGGTGCAGGCGCGTCGTGAGTGGGTGAAGTCGATGTTCTCCCGGGATAGGGCGGGTTGGCTTGCGCTGTGGACTCCGGTGACGGGGTGGAGGTGGCTTCGGTGTCGTCTCCGGTCGATGAAGCCAGCACTGTCGGCGTCGCCGCTGCCGGGTCGTCGGATTGATCTGGACTTGGTCCTGATCGCTGAGGATCCACGGGCGGAGGAACCGGCGTATTCGTCACTGTGGCGAAACACTGGCCTGTCAGGGCATGGGTATCTGACCCTCGCTGCGAGCGAGGAATGGCCGTCGTGGCCGACGTTCGTCGTTTCTGGCCCCGGATCTGTCGAACTGAGCATGGAAGGTTCCACGATCACCCTGCCCGCGCTGGGGCCGGGGGAGCGGTGCCTGCTGCAGTCGGATCCGGCCCGGGGTGTTCTCCGGTCGGTGGCGGCTGACGGAACCAGTCGGAACCGGTGGCCGGATGTTGTCGGCTATCTCGCCCAGCCGATTCCGGCGGGTGCGGTGTCGCACATCGGGATTCGGTGTACGGGCGCTGGCGCGGCGACGCAGGTTCTCGGGCAGGCTCGGGCGTATCGAGAGGGGCTGATGTAGATGTCCTCGATGCAGGACTCCATGTTCGACCTCCTCACCGCGGAACAGGATCAGCGTGACGCTGAGCTCTCCCCGACACCGTTCGTCCGCTTCTGGGTCGGGCAGGGGAAACTGTCCCTGTGGGCGCCGGGGTCCGGGCGCCGCGACCTGAAGTGGTCAGAAAAGGACCTGGAGCACGGCACTGCGTCGGTGACCCTGCCTGGTGACCAGACGTTCGACGAGTACTTCGAGCAGGTGGACACCTACGCCGCCCGGGTCATGTCGTGTGACATGCCGGGTGGCTACCGGGTCGCCTACCTCCTCACCAGCGTGGACCGGGTGCCCGATGGTGACGGCCACGCCTGGAATGTAACGTGCGTGTCCCTGTCGCGGATGCTCGGCTTCTCGCTGTGGCCGGACCCTCTACTTCCGGCCGAGCTGCAGATCAGTGGCGTGTACCGGGGAATCGGACCGGGGGCGACCGCGTGGAAGACTGCGGCGGCGCTGAACCTGTGCCGACTGCAGTCCGAACTGTGGTCGGTGCCGGTCACCAGCCCGTTCGATCCGGGGACGTGGAACCTCGTGGCGAAAGCCATGGACCCGATCATCATCAACCCGCGGCGCATCGGTGTGCTGGACACTTCCGACTGGGTCGTGACGGAGTGGTGCATGGACTCGGCGTGGGATGCTGCGGTGGAAATCTGCAAGGCCGGGGATATGTCGATTCGCTGTGACCTGTGGCTGCCCGGCGACGAGCAGCCGTTCCCGGAGTTCGTGAAGCTGACGGAACCGAAACTCGTCGTGGACCTGGTCCCCAGCCCTCGGCAGTTGACGTTCACGGGCACGCTCGTGGACGGGGCGATCCGGCAGGTAATCCAACTGGTTGATGACATGTGGGACTGGATCACCTACCCCATCCTCGATCCCGCTGGCGGCCTCCTCGACACCTTGTCGGGTGACCCGCTGACCGCGGGGATCCCGGTGTACCGGGCGGGGCAGTGGTCCCCGATCGCCGACAGTACGAAGACGATCACCTACCCGACCTCGTCACGGTCGACGGTAGGTGGGAAGTCTCCGGACTGGGTGAACACGCTCGCCGCGGATCTCGTCGGCGGCGCTATCGCCGCTCTGGGGGCACAGATCGGTTTCCCAGGGCTGAAGATTGGCTTCCTGGAGAAAATGGCACAGAACCGGATCTTGTCGTATCACTCTATCGAGGATCGGGCATTGGCAGGTGAGGCCGGCCGGTGGCGACTCCGTGAGTCCTTCGCGGGGTCGCAGACCACGGCGCTGTCGCTGCAGGCGGCGGACGCGGCGAAAACGGACCGGTGGAACAACCGGGGTCGGATCAGCCGGAAGATCACGGTGACGAACGGCTCGCCGTACTGGGTCGGCCGGCACCTCCGTGTCGGCTGGCCCGTCGCCGTTGAGCACGAGGACGGTACAGCTGACGTCGAGGTCGTCTCGGCGATCGACTTCACAGAGGGCGGGCCAGTGACGATCACCGTCGGCACACCTGAACCTGACGCGCCCGGCGTCTACGCAATTGGGAAGGTTAGGGAGGTAGCGGGATGGGTGAACCGTCTAGCGGTCAGCGGCAACGGGTGACCGAGGAGGAGCGCCGTGCCGAGGAGCTGGAGCCGAAGATCAAGGCTCTGGGTGGTTTTCTCACTGCCGCGTCCTTGCCGAATGGGACGACTGCGCGGATGGATCCGGGTGTGGCCGGGATGCTCGCTGAGGCGATTGTCCGGTGGCAGGACGGGGATGTGTGGGAGGCCGGCCGGTGGGTGCCGCGGGGCGAGGTGATGCCCACCCCTGAGGCCGGGGATGTGCTGGTGGAGTCCCTGGCTGAGGGGTCCGTGGTGAAGATGACGCACCGTCCGACCGGGCTGGTGGCCCTGGGTGAGGACGTACAAGAGACGTGGAATGACCTGCGACGAAAGGTGAAGGATCATGGCGACGACGCGCACGGGGCTTGATGAGGAGTTCATCGGCCGGCTGGAAACGAGCCTCGACATCTACGGCATTCGGCAGGACCCGTCCTTGCCGCCGCTGCAGCAGACTTACATGACGGTCCGCGCTGGTCAGGATGGGTCGGCCGGGTCGGCACGCCTGGCCCTGCCGGCGTTCAAGGGTGACAAGGGTGACCCCGGCGATGGTTTCCTGTGGCAGGGTGATCGTACGAGTGCGGAACTCGCGGCGCTGCGTGAGGCGCTGGGTACGGACCAGAAGAACTGGGCGTACCGCAATTCGGACAACAATGACCTGTGGGTGTGGATCGGCAGCCGGTTCGTCATCTCTCCGGACGCGTTCGGCGCTGAGGGGCCCCAGGGGCCCGCGCCGATCCTCGTCGGCGGCACCGTCACGGTGAATGGTGAGACCTTGGACCAGCCGCTCGGTACCCGGGTGGTCGGTAGTGACGGCGTCTACTCCCTGGGGGTGGACCTGCCGAAGCTGCCGAAGGGCGAGCCGGGCGACCAGGGCGAGCCAGGCTCCATCTTCAACAGCCCGGACATCACCGGTGGGCCGGAGGACGGGCAGATCCTGGTGTTCGATGAGGCATCGGGGAAGATGACGTGGAACTCGGGATACCTGGGGCCGCAGGTGTTCAATGTGCCGCCGTCTGCGTTCGGTGACTGGTCTTCTGGTCTGACTGGTACCAGGCACATCATCACCGCGATCACGATTCCCGCGCAGCCGTACCGCTACCGTCTGGATTTCGATGGGTCTGTGGAGGTGTCCTCGATCCTGGGGCAGACGGTGGATGTGCAGGTGCGTGCTGATGACCCGGATAACGGGGCGATGGTCGGTGTGGCGTACGGGAACATGGAAGCAGGAGGCTGGGTTAACCAGCGGTTCCACGCCTACAGTGCGGACCCGTTCACCCCGGAGACGACAGGTATCCGTGTGGGGGTCGTCGAGCCGAATGTGGAGTTGACCCTGCATGTCGTGGCGGTGAAGTCAGCTGGTCTGGCCGCCGCGTGGCGCGTAGCCGGCAACGGTAGATCCAGCCTTCGGGTGAAGCTGGAGCGTATGCCATGACCTCACCCGGAGATAACACCCGCTTCTCGTTCGGTCGGCCGCAGTGGGACATGGACCGAGCTGAGCTCGAGGCAGCGTCAACGGAGGTCGGCGACAAGGTTGCGTCGAAGCGTGACATCGAATCGCTGCTGCCAATGTCGGGGTTCTGCCGACTCGCCGGCACCGGAACCAACGTTGAGCACCTGGCAAATAAGTTTCTCCCGTTCAACGTACAAAAGGGTCCGGTGCTCGGCTGCGAAATACACGCAGAAGACGGGATCGTTCTGAACGTGATCGGAATGTGGGAGGTGAAGGTTCGAGTTCTGTCTGCGGTTTCCACTCTTCCCGCCGTCGCTGGTTACGCGGTGACTCGGCTAGAAACCTTCGATCCTGACGGGAATATGGTTAGCCGTGAAGTCGGGAAAGTGGCGGGTTCTGGTGTAACTGGCGGATACGGGCAGGCGTCTATCACGGTTTCCGATAATATTGTGGTGGACCGTCCGGGGTATCGGACTCGTGTTTATGTCCTGACGACAGGCGGTGTTATTACCGCTAACTGGCGTCAGGAAGAGGGAACGTCGCTACTGTCTGCCCAGTACGTCTACAACGGAACGATCAACCTGACGGGGGTCTCATAGTGGCTATCACACACAACCGGGTGACGGGGCTCCTGACCCTGTTCATCATGGACATGATTCAGGACGAGGATCACCAGCTCGACGAGGTGAAACTGACGGGCACGGTCACGTGGACGCCGGTGCTGCCGAAGGGCCTATCTCAGGCGAAGGCGACGGGGCCGAACCGGCTCGTGTCACTGAAGACGATCAAGTCGCTGGTGTCGGCGGGTCAGATCGTGTCCCTGTCCGGCACGGTGTCTGAGATCGGGGACGTGCCGGGGGACGTCGGGCAGGAACTGCCGGTGATGATCGACGACACGCCGGTGTGGTGGCGCGCCTCCTTCGACGTCCACTATGAGTCCACGGCGGTCACGATCCCGACCATGCTGGTCGACGCGACCGAGGGCGACGTGGACATCACGACCCTGGTCTCCGCCGGTGGCTTCCCTGAGGTCCCGACGATGGATACCTCGGAGATTGAGGCGGTCATCGCTGATGTGAAGTCGATGTCCCGTGCGGCTGAGGACGCGATCCGCCGCGCTGAGGCTGCCGCTGACGCGGTGGGTGAGGTGGACGCTGCGGCCCGTGAGGCTGTGAGGGTGGCGGGGGAGTCTGCGACGGCCGCCGCTGCGTCTGCCGCCGCTTCTGAGGCGTCCGCCGTCCGCGCTGAGGCTGGGGCGGACCGGGTCGGCTCCGCTGAGGTCGTTCTCGACGCTCGGGATCAGGCGACGGCTGCGGCGACCACTGCGACTGGTGCAGCGTCGACGGCCACCGAGCAGTCGAATCGGGCGAAGATGGAGGCCGACCGGGCGGGGTCGGAGGCGGATCGGGCGACTGAGCAGGCTTCGGCCGCGTCCTCGTCTGCGACGGACGCGGACGCGTCCGCGACTGTGGCTGAGGGTCACGCGCAGGCCGCGCAGGCTGACGCCGTGGCAACCGCTGCCGACCGGGCGCAGACGGGGGAGGACCGCACGGCGACCGGCGAGGACCGGACCGCGGCCGTTACCTCCGCGACCACCGCTGAGGACGCGGCGTCGACAGCGACCGCTGAGGCCGACCGTGCGACGACTGAGGCTGACCGCGCACAGGCGGCGGCTGATTCGGTGGACACTGACGTGATCCGCCGGGAAGTCACCGACCAGATTGCGGCAGTGGTGGACGGCGCCCCGGAGGACTTGGACACGATCCGCGAGGTCGCGGAGTACGCCCAGGAGAACCGGGACATCACGGACACGCTGAACGCGGCGATCGGTCAGAAGGCCGACAAGGTGCACACGCATGCCGTCGCGGATGTGACGGGCCTGCAGGCTGCTCTTGACGGCAAGGCCGCATCGTCGCACACGCACACCACCAGCCAGGTCACAGGACTTGATACGGCGCTCGGTGCGAAGCTGGACGCGTCGAAGATCCAGGTCGTCACCGCGATGCCGACCACCCCGGTGGCGGGCACCATCTACTTCGTGACGGGGGTGTGACATGCCGCTGCGTGTGGGTACTTCGACGGGGTCGACCGTGCCGAAGGACATCCGGGTCGGGGCGACCCTGGTCAAGTCTGTGCGCGTCGGAACCGCCACCGGAGCGGTCGAATTGTGGCGTCGCGCAGATGACACCCTCGCCGCGTTCACTGTCGTCACCGCGGACACGACGGTCATCGTGCCTGCGTGGGCTGGGTACGTGGATGCTGTAGCGATCGGAGGTGGTGGCGGTGGGCATGGCGGATTCGCTGTCATTTCCCAGCGAGGTAGGGGAGGTGCCGCTGGACAGTGGGCGAACACCTCCGGCATCGTGTCTCCCGGCGCCTCGCTGACCGTTAGCATCGGAGTGGGAGGCGCGGCTGAGACAGATGGCGGGTCCACTACGATCACTGCCGCTGGCACGGCTCTTGTCTCTGCAGGCGGTGGAGCTAACTCTGGTATGAGCAACTACGTCGGCGGCACCCCGGCGCCGTATACGGCATTCGGGTTCACCTTCACCGGCGGTTCCGGGGGCGGAGTGGATACCGCTGGTGGCGCACCAGGTGGTGGCGGTGGTGGCGGTAGCGGCGACGTGGTCTCATTACGGCCGGGTCAGCCCGGTGGTCGCGGACAAGTCTGGCTCCGCTTCCGCTCCTACTGACCCCCTCTTCATCTTCACCCCCGCACCACACCGGTGACGGGGGTTTCTCATGCCCAAAAGGAGGCACACATGAAGTCGTGGAAGGACCTGGAGCCGGATCGTTACCGACTCCTCACGAAGAACTACACGCCCGGCCGTGGTGGCCGGAAGATCCGGTACGTGGTGATCCACCACAATGCGGGCATGCTCAGCATTGATCAGATCTGGCAGGTGTGGCAGACCCGCGAGGCGTCCGCGCACTACCAAGTGACGATCGATGGTCAGATCGGCCAGCTCGTCAATGACTCGGACACCGCGTGGCACGCCGCGAACCTCCTGCGGAATCAGGAGAGTATCGGCATCGAGCACGCCAACTCCGGTGGGGCCGCGGCCGACTGGCCCGTTGCGGAGAAGACGCGGGAGGAGGGCGCGCACCTCGTCGCCGCGATCTGCCGTTACTACGGCCTCGGACGGCCAGCCTGGGGCGTGAACGTCCGCCCGCACTCTGAGACCGGGCAGACCAGTTGCCCCTATCGTCTCGGCCCGAACGGGGAGTACGGCAAGGCGTACATCGCCCGCGCCCAGTACTGGTACGACCGGATGGGCTCCGGGACCACCACCAGCACCACACCAGTGAAGGAGACCCCCGTGACTGACGACCAGACCGCCCTGCTGAGGCAGATCCGAGACAACACCGCCGACTGCCGTGCGATGCTCATGGCCCTTTCCGCCCAGGACATGGGCGACCCGGCCATCGGCGGGCCCTACGGCGGGTGGCCGCAGACAGGCGGCCGCACCCGCACCGACACCCTTGCCGCGATCGCTGCGAAACTCGGCGTCCCCGGCACCACCGACACCAAGGAAAACTGACCATGAGCGTCAAGAAGAAGCCCCAGGCTTGGCAGGTCCGCAAGATTGCCTACGGCCTCGCTGCCGTGGTCATTGGCGTCCTCGGCTGGGTGGGGGTCCTGTCCGATATTCAGGCAGATCAGGTCACCGAACAGGTGGACAAGTGGTTGCCGATCCTGCTGGGCGTCCTCGCACCCGCGCTCGCCGCGACGAAGACCCACCAGGGAAGTGACTCCACGGCGACTGACGCTGACGCGGAAGTTGCGTCTCTGCTCGGTTCCGCGCACGACGTGGCTGACATTGTCGTCCAGCAGGTCAAGACTGTCACCCCGCAGGATGTCGCGTCCGCTGTCCTCGCGGCGATCCGTGCGGAGGAGAAGGGCGAGCACGACACCGCCGCTGGTACCGCCGCGACCGCTGAGGCCAGCACCGACTACGTATACGGGCGGTGACCCGTGCCCATCGATCATCTCCCCAGACGACTCTGCGGCCCCGCCGAGAGGATCCGTGACGGCCTGCTGACCGACGCGACCGCACTGGTCATCCTCGGCGCAGGCATGATCGCCCGCGGCATCTCCTACAGTGACATCGCCGGGCCCGGCCCCTCCGGGCACCCCGCCGAATCCTGGATGACGATGGGCACCTGGTCGATCGTGTGGGTCGCCGTCGGCGTCCTCTGCCTCACCATCGCCCCCTGGCACCGCACCGTCACCGCCGCCCTGGCCGTCGGCGCCGGCGTGGGCCTGCACCTCCTGTGGGGCCTAAGCTTCCTGTGGCAGTCCATCGAGGAGCACAGCCGGACATGGGTGTCATCCATCGGATACTTCATGATCGTCGCTCTTGTGTCCTGGGCCGTGTGGCGTGGGTCCCGTACCGAGATCAGAGTTCGGGAGGCGCCGCATGATTGATGGCTCAGTCGTGCTGACATTCATGGGTGGCCTGGCAGGGTCCCTGGCACTGGTACTCGTCGCCCGAGTGAAGCTCACCGGAGACAGGGATGCTGCCCGCGGACCCGACTGGCAGGCTTACGCCGACGGCCAGCGCAAGGACCTCGAGTCGTTGAAGGCAGAGATGAAGGAGGTCCGTGGTGAGGTGAAGACCCTGCGCTCGGAGCTGGGGACGGTGAAGTCGAAGTTCGTGGCTGCGGTGCAGCATATTCACGCGTGGCGTCGTGCTGTGCCGGATGCATCGAAGTGGCCGCGTACGCCGCCGGAGCTGGCAGATGATCTGCCGGAGCATCCTGGCCTGTAG